GTAACGGATAGCCTTATCAAACGCACAGCTTTGCAGATTCGCAGGGCTGCACGCACGGAGCCGGATGGACTGGCTTCGTTCACTGTTTCGGGTGATGGGCTGATGGTGCAAGCGGTTGCAGAGATCGAACAGGGCCGGGCGGTGTGTAAGTATGCTGAAATAAAAAACTTAAATACATGGGAAGTCACGAACGTGCTCCCCTTAATTAATAACCTTTTAAATAATTAACATGAACACACCTGAAAAACAGGAAGCATTCGACAACATTAAAGAGTGGTTCGCTTCACGAGATGTAACACTGTCAATATGGGATGAATGGTATATCAAAGCCATTCTGAATATTCTTGCTGACAAGTCAGAACTTAAAGGATTGGAAAGGAGGGCGAAATGAGCGAACAACTACAGCCCTACAACCCTAACCCGAACATCGAGAGGTTCCAGCAGCTGTTGAACCAACACCCGAACAAAGGCGATGTGAAGCAAAACCGTATGGCGAATAATGCGGAATATCTTCCGATTAACGTCATTGAGCGGACACTGGACGAACTCTACTCCGGCCTGTGGCAGACTACTAACTTCGATACTCAGGTCGTGGCCAACGAGATTGTAGGCTCAATCGAGTTGCGTGTGTTTCACCCTGTGGCTAAGGAGTGGCTTACCAGGATCGGGGCTGCTTCGGTGTTGATACAAACTGCCAGCGGGCAACCTGTCACGCTGGAGAACAAGATCAAGAATACACTGACAAAGGATTACCCTCATCTGAAGGCTGAGTGTATTAAGAACGCGGCTAAATCTCTTGGGGTCGTCTTCGGGCGCAACCTTAACAGGGGCAAGGAGGATGAGTTTATGTACCTGAGTGAAACCGTGCAGACGCTTACTGACAATACGCAGCGGGCTTATGATTTGCTGGCAACGGCTAAGATCAGCGATGCAGCACGCAAGTCAACTGAAGGCAAGATAAGCCGGGCAACGGCTACGACATTGGTTCAGATTGTGGAGTTTTTGGAGAAACACCAGTAATAATCCTAAACTAAAAACAATTATATGAATAAGCAAGGTAAAATCACAGCATCTCATTTCGCAGACGTTATGACGGCTGGTAGGGGGTCAAAATGGGGCAAGATAGCCCGAACATATGCGTATCAGGTCGCGCTGGAACGGCTTGGCGTTGAGATGCCGGAAGTGACTGGCAAGGCTCTCGAATGGGGGCAATACCACGAGGCCGAAGCTATCGAACTATACCAGCACACAACAGGCAACGCGGTAGGACTTACGGACGTGGTGCAACATCCACAACTCGAGTACGTGGCTGGCACTCCAGACGGGTTGATCGGAATGGACGGCATTATCGAGGTGAAGTGCCCGTACAACCCGGTAAACCATATGGCGAACCTAAGGGATGGTGAGCAAATAGAAGATTATTGGTGGCAGATTCAGGGCTATCTATGGATCACTGGCCGCCAGTGGTGCGACTTCATAAGTTATGATCCGCGATTCCCGGAACGGTTACAACTGGCAGTGCATCGAGTGTATCGCTCGGAAAAAAGTATCAGTGAGCTGGATGAGCGTGTGCAGGACTTTGAGAATGAACTTGTAAGACCATTGATGCTATGATAGCCCTATCAATCTTAACTATCGTTCTGCTTATCGTTATCTTTAAGCAGAACCGCAAGATAAAACTAACCGAAGCAGACATTAACCGCTTCCGCAAGCACTTGTGCAAGGGAGACGCTGTAAGGCTGCATACGGGCGAAATGGGCATAATAACCTTTGTCGGTGAGCAGGTCGCAGTTGTTAGGCTTCAGTCAGGGGTTGAGGTGTCTGTACGAAAAGAAATTATTTTACCGCTAATATTGAATTGATATGAAACAAGGAAAGACTACACAACGGGCTGGCTGTGGCTGGCTTACTTCGCACTTATGGCTGGGCTGCTTTTGTGGCTCAGTTGCAGCTGTTCAACGCAGCGGAGAGTGCCGGGATCTGAATTAAAGTTTTCAAAGGAAATATTAAATAACAGGAGAAATGGGTAACGATTTGATTAATTACAAAGAGCTGTCTATAAGGGTTACAGGCAGCCCGTACACGATCCGCAAGGGTAAGGTGACAAAGAAACATAGGCAGGAAGCGGCTAAATTGATCCGACATGAAGCAGATAAGATCGAAGCAAATGAGGACTAAGTTCGCGTTGCAGTCGTGCGTGAAGGCGCGTAAGATGTGCTACAAGTCAGCGATCAATGCGTTAATCTGCTTGAGGGAACATCCGGCATTGAAAGAGTACTATTATTGTGCGTTCTGCAATTACTACCACGTTACCCGTATGACAAAGGAGCAGTACGAGAAAGTGTCGCAAAAAAAGGAGATATTTGCGACAGGTGTCCGATGAGGGCGGACGGGTGACTCGTTCAATCTATAAGATTCTACCTTTGATAGATTTTATCTATTTGACAAGCTACACTAATTAATTAACTTTGCAATGCGATTGACACCGCATCGATAACCGAGATAACATGAAGAAACTTAACAGCACGAAGGAAGTAACGACGGCAACCTGCTCGGGGGTGGCTGCGTTCGGGACTGTCAATCCCGCCTTTGTGCTTTTTTATTTAACATTATGAAAATACCTTTCGGCAAATACAAAGGCACTCCAGTAACGGATATGCGAACAGCGGAAGAAATAGACTACTTGCACTGGCTCAGCCTTCAGTCATTCATTGCAGGCGATCTTAGACGCGCGATCATTAAACACCTAACACGATGACCGACTTCAGAGAAATAGCCGAAACGATGCTACTTGAAGGCTTCAACGCTATCCCGTTGAACGCTGATAAGTCGCCAGTGAAGTCGCTGACTGGCACGAACTACCTATACGAACCTCAGCAGGTTACTGATGCTTATATCTGTGATCGGATCGGGGTCACTTGCGGCATTGCCTCGGATGGGCTGGCTGTGATTGACTTCGACAAGCATCAAGGCCAAGATATTGAAGCCGTATTCAGCGCATACGTTGAGGATCAGACAGTCATGCACCTGCTGTCAACGGGGGCGCTGGCTGCATACTCTACGCCTTCGGGGGGCTTTCACTTGATGTTCAGAACTGGCACGCGGTATCTTATCAACACACAGGTGCTTAGCCGCTACGCTGATGACAACGTTATGATTGAAGTCCGGGGGGCTGGTGCTTACGTGGTCTGTCACCCTTCAGATGGCTATCAATTCTTGGCTGGTGTTGAACTACTGAAGCTGCAACAGCTTACACGCGATGACTCCGACTATCTGCTTAACCTTGCACGGTCGTTCAATCAGGGGCAACTAAAACGCAGCGCGCGGCCTGATGGGTCTAAGTGGGGGATCTGGGACGAATCCAAACCGTGGGGGCGGTTCAACGTCGAAGGCGCTGATGAGGCTAAGCAGCTGCTCCGCGATGCTGGATGGCAGCTGGTAACGGTTCGTAAACATGACGGTGTTGAGCTATGGCGAAGGCCGGGCAAGCAGCGGGGCGTGTCAGCTACGTTCGGGCAACAAGTGAATATGTTCTATGTGTTCACGTCTTCAGCATTGCCGTTTGATCTGAACCACGCTTACAGTCCTACTGATATATTAATGCACCTGCGGTATAACGGTGACTGGACAGCCACTAAGGCAGCCCTGAGCGAACGCTATAAGGTTGAGGTAACAGTAGAAGAACGGCCCACAGCAACAGATCAGCACGAGTTCCCGCTGGAGGTGTTTCCGCAAGCTATCCAAGACTACATCAATGAGCTGAACGTCGCACTTAATTATAAAAAGGACTTCGTTGCGGTGTCGTTTATGTTCGCGTTGGCTACGCTGAACGGCAACCATTACAAGCTCAAGGTTAAGAACGGCTGGACGGCTGCGACCACTTTTTGGATTGCCGTCGTTGGTGAGTCGGGTGTTATGAAGACGCACCCTATAAACCAAATGCTTGCACCTTTGAAGGTGTTGGATAAGAACAGCAAAGAGGACTATGACTTACAGATGGAAGGCTATAACCGTTTAGATGATAAAGAGAAAAAGAACCAGACGCGCCCGGCTTTTAGGCAGATATTGATTAACGACGCAACACTCGAGGCGATCCACTACGCTCACAAGGTCAACCCGCGTGGGTTAGGTTACTACAAAGACGAGCTGATCGGCTTCATCAATGATATGAACAAGTATCGCAAGGGGTCTGATGAGCAGTTTTGGTTGGAGTCGTTTAACAACAGTAGCTATATTGTTAACCGCGTGACAAAAGAACCGCTGATGCTTGACAACATTATGATTAATATAATCGGTTCTATCCAGCCTTCTGTGCTTGACACAGCCATAGCTGGCAGCAACGGCAACGGGATGATTGAGCGATTCCTGTACACAGCATCTGAGGGCAACCGCTACAACATTAACCGCAATGACATTAACAGCGATTGGTTGAAGTGGTATGAGGCATCAATCATTAACATCCATTCAACACTGAAGGATTACACAGAAGTGCTTACAATGACCGATGAAGCATTCGATCATTTTGTCGAAATTGACAAGATGTTTTGTGAGATTCAGAACTCTGACAACGAAACGAGCGGAATAATTAACTACATCAACAAGATGAAGACCTATACACCACGGTTCGCCTTATTGCTCTGTCTTATAGATCATTGGTTCAATGGATCACTACTACAAGTGACTACGTCACATATGCTCAACGCTGGCAAGATTGCAAACTACTTCATTAGATCAGCGCGTGACATTTTTGCAGACGGGCAACGCACATCGGAGATCAAAAAGGTACGACGGACACTTGAGCAGAAGGGGCTGACAAAGGTTGAGCAGATCAGCGAGCTACTACTGAAGGGTTACAGTCAGGCAGAGGTAGGCCGCGAGGTCGGAGTTAGTCGGGTGTACGTTCACAAGGTGGCTCAGAAAGTAAAACGTTAACCTGTTAACCAAAGTTAACAACTTAAAGCAATGAATAACAGCAACTTAAAGCATTTAGTTAACAGGTTAACACGATGGCCTTATATCCTGAGGTTTATACGTGAGAGAAAATCGCTAAATGTGTTAACCTTTGTTAACCTATATGTATTATATATGTATTATATATATATTATATTGTATATTAATAACTTAAGAAAAGACAAGTTAACAAAATCAGGTTAACAAATAGGTTAACACGAGGTTAACACGGTGTTAACCAATGAAAGCAAATAATAATCATTAACACAATTCACATGACACCACAAACCAAAACACGCATCACAGACGCGCTCAAACGCGCCCACGCTGCGAAATACCCGCAAGTGCCAGAGAAGTACTTCCCACAGTTCAAAGTTTCTGAGAACGGAGCTAATGAGCTCACAAAGGCTGTTATCAGCTTTCTTAAGGCCGAAGGTCATCAAGCAGAGCGAATCAGCACGACAGGGCGATATGTTGAAGACAAGAAGCAATACACCGATGTGCTTGGCAACACACGAACGATAGGCAGCGGAAGATGGATCAAAGGCAGCGGAACGGTAGGCAGTGCTGACATCAGCTCCACGATTCAAGGGGTTGCAGTCAAGTGGGAGGTCAAATACGGCAAAGACAGGCAGTCAGATGAACAGAAGGCCTATCAGGCCAACGTTGAGCAGGCTGGAGGCTATTATATCATAGTAAGAGACTTAGACGGATTTCTAACACAATACGACAACATTATGGAACAGTTAACCGCGGCAATGATTGACCGTATGATATTGACCCTATGGCGCTGCCCGGTCGGTGTGTACCCACTGACACCGCGCCAGCTTCAGATCGTTAAGGCAGGTTGGAGGGCGCTGCATGACTTTGATAAGGAACACGAGTACACACTTTCAGAGGCAGGTGACAAGGTACGGAAGGAGGTGCGCGGATGATTAAAATAACCCACTACAGCACTACCAGCAACGGTGAACAGATGGCAGCATGGATATCTTTTGAGTCTCCGATCATTATTACAGCTGACAAGCTGAATGAATTTAGGAGAGATATACAAAACGAAGTCAAAGGTACAATCTATTTAAGATATGAAGAAGTTGAGGACGACGGGCAAAATAATACAGCGGTATGATAACAAGCATCTAATCGTTTTCCTGACATCAGGCGAACGATGCACTGTAAGGCAGAACGGAAGCAAACGCAGGACATACAAGCCTAACGAAGTGATTGACGTTTATTATGACCAAGAGCTGATCGAGCACCCCTGCCGCTGCTTCCTGTGTCACGGGGCGGGGTGTTACCTGTGTCAGTACACGGGGGATGGGAAAGTTTATTCGGAACGTAAAATAAATTTGACAACGCATTCAAAATAACTTATATTTGCAACCTAAACACAGTTAAACGTATGGCATACGAACAGAAACCAGGACAAGCGTCATTATTCAAGAATGACAAGGGTGGCGTCGAAACCCGCCCGGATTACACAGGAACAGGCATGACTCCAGACGGACGTGAAGTAAAGCTGTCAGCATGGGTTAAGCGCCCACAAGGCAAAGACCCGTATATGTCGATCAGCATCCAGTATAAGGAGCAGCAGGCAGCACCAGCAGCGACACCGATGAAAGTCACGCCGCTTACAGCGGAGGTTGTTAAGGATGATTTGCCGTATTAATACACAATTAACATGGAAATAGGCCGCCCTCCAATATTCGACACACCTGAAGCACTTCAAGAAGCTATACATGACTATTTTGTAAATGGCATAGACTATAAAGAAGTAATTATAGGCAAAGCGCCTAATCAGGAATTAGTTAGACTTCCAGTTCCAACAATTAGCGGTCTATGTTTTTATATTGGTTTTGAAAGCCGTCAATCGTTTTACGACTATGAGAAAAAGCCTGAATTTTCTTACACAGTAAAAAGGGCAAGGCTATTTATCGAAAAAGAATATGAAGAACAACTGCAAGTAGGCAATACTACAGGAGCTATATTTGCGCTAAAAAACATGGGATGGACTGATAAACAACAAGTTGACCATACAACAGACGGAGAGCCTATCCGTATTAACATTATAGAACGTGCCGCAAACTGAGATAAACATAGAAGCCGGACGCATCCATGCACTAACCCGCAAAGCTATTGAAGGCGGGGCAAAGATTATCATTCACAAGGGCGGTACTGGAAGCGGTAAAACTTATGACCTTATGATATTCTTGTTGTTTTACATGGCAAACAGGAACCCTAACTGGATTATCACAATCGTTTCAGAGTCACGCCCTCACCTTGAGATAGGTGCTATTCGTTACGCTAAGAAGCTGATAGCGCAATCGGAGATGTACGACCTTGTAACCTACAACGAAAGTAAGTCATTTTACACCTTCCCGAACGGGTCTATTGTTGAATTCTTTAGCGCTGATCGTATTGATAAGGCTTTAGGCGCAAGACGTAACGTATTGTATGGCAATGAAATCAACAGCCTGAAAGAATACATCTGGGATGAGTTAGCCCGTCGGTCTGATATTGTGATTGGTGACTTCAACCCTACCAGTCAGTTTTGGCTTGAACGGTGGTTGACTTACTACGCTGATTCTGTTATCATTACGTCAAATTATACCTTCAACGCAAACCTTCCAGAAACCGAACGCGAACGCATCAAACGCAGGGCAGAGATTGACCCTAACTTCAGACGCATCCATATTGATTGTGAGTATGGTAGTGCTGATGGCCTCGTATTCCCGTCATTCACCCAGCGCAACGAGCCGATAGACCCGCAAACATACGGCTTAGACTTCGGCTATACGAACGACCCTACGGCATTGGTAGCAGTCAGGATTGAAGGCGACACGTTGTATCTTGACGAGGTTCTGTATCAGACCGGCCTCCGCAACAGCGACATTGCACGGCTTGCATTGCCGGAAGTCGGGCGCCTGCCAGTGTACGCAGATAGCAGCGAACCGAAGACGATAGACGACCTGTATCTGATGGGACTGAACGTCCATCCAGTCGTTAAGGGCAAGGATTCTGTTATGTGGGGCATTGACCTCATGAAGCAGTATAACATAGTCGTAACGAGCCGAAGCGTGAACCTCATCAAAGAGTTGCGCAACTACACCTACGCAAAAGACAAAGAAGGCAAGGCGCTGAATCAGCCTATTGATGCGTTTAATCATGCGATTGACGCTGCAAGATATGCCGTTATGATGCTGCAACGGAGCAGGCACGAATACAAACCGATTACAACACAAAGAAACTATATGACGTTATGACCACACTCAAACAAAGATTCACCAACTGGCTCACACCGCCAACGGAGCAGAAGCAAGGCACGTTCACCACGAGCATGGAGCCGACGCAGATCATTCCGGCTGATATTGAAACGCTAAAAAACGCGATTGTTGCAGCTACGGGGAAGTACAACCAAGACCGTATCACGCTTTACGATATGTACGCGAACGCTATTGAGTTTGATAGCATTCTTGCCTCGCTGATCCAGCAGCGCCTACTTGCAACCTCGGGCCGAAAGCTTGAGTACATAGTAAACGACCTGCCAAGCGAACAAGGTAAGGCGCTGACAGATGCGCCTCGGTTCACTGACTTCGTTCAGGCGCTGATCATTGCGCGTGTGTT